TTAACATAACACATATAATGCGCACTGTAATAGTGGTTCCTGTGGACTTGAAATCACTAAGGCTAATCCAGTGCAAGCCATTGAGATTCCTGACAATCCAAGCCCATTAAACTTTTTTGCAATTCCTTCCCATACTGCTTTTATCTGCGGATTATCATTGCGATCAGCGTGACAACCCAACAATGCAATCTCAGGGTCTAAACCTGATTGCTCTGCAAGAAAAATTGCTTGTGTATCAGTCATATAACGCTTTCCTTTGCGAAAATCACTGATTCTCTGCGGCGGCACATTCATATCCGCTGCAATTTGTTTGTCTTGTACGTAACTTTGAGCCTTTTTGTAGGCATCTAATAGTTTGTTCTGATACATACCGCTTCCTCCGTTTCCGTCAGTTTAGCTTATCAATCACCATTTTTGGTGTCTTGCGCTAACCAATTTTGGTGATTACGCTAATAACCAAATTTGGTTACTCACTTAAATTGGCTTGGTGTGGTTATGCTTACGGAACAAATCAAATCCCTTATCGAAAATGAATGTGCGCTTAGTCCTCGACTTACTGGCGTGTTCTTCCGTAAGCACCTGAATCAATCTATGTATGGTGATGACGGCCAACTCACTGAGTTCGCCATTCAATGCCATCACTACTTTAACGAACTCAAACGCGCTGCTGAGCAAAAAGCCTTTCATGCTCGTCTTGAACAATGTCGTCTTCAACACGAACAACAGCAAGAATCAGTTAAACGCGTTAATCAGTCCGTAAAGAAATCCGCTAACCAATCACGAGCTCAGTTCATTGGCTCTCTGCGCTTTGAACTCAATCAAGGCGTTCTGATGGTTCGCTCGGTTTCTCGTTCAATGCCAACTCCAACCAAATGGATTCGTCGTTATCTCAAGAAACTTGGCGTACGTCGCCTTGGTAAGTCTTTGTCTAACGGTGTTTTATTTACTGGTGACGCTGTCACTGAAATCCTTGCTTGTTTGCAAGCTAAACAGGCTAAGAACGACACCATACCGTTTGAACTGAATATCAGCGCCCTGCCGATTTTAGCTTGGTTTCGTTCGCCACTCAGCCTTGGCACTCCAACATTGGAGGCTCAGTGCTCATGAACGAAGCTCAAATCATCTATTACGACTTGCTACCTGACTACACGGTTTCTGTGTTGGTCAAAGGTTGCGACGAATGGGATTTGCTTAAATCCATGTCTCATCTTGAGTCTTGGGCTTCGTCTCAGTTCGTTTCTTATGAGTTGGTGTCCATCACCAACACGACCGTTGAACAACGTATCAATATGGGGGTGTTCGATGACTACTGCAACTAACATCCTTAAAAGTTTCGATGAGCAAAGCGTTCATATTGATTACCTGTGTTTTACGTTTGCCGTGAAGGATTTACGTCATTGTCATGATGCGGTTCGTCGATTGCACAAGCATGAGGAATACAAAGGCTTTGCCAAATCTGGACTGTTACAGCGTCACTGCCGTGCACCTAAGTTCCCTGCTCCACCTGTGTTTAATCCGACGGTCGCTCAGACTTCCGACGAGATTGATGCGTACAACAAAGCGTTTGATATCTGTTATCGCAATTACTTGGAAGACTGCTTGCGCATCTTTACCAATCAAGTGCTTGGTTTGTCGCTGTCTGCGCCTCGCGGTTTGGGTTTCCAGTTCTACACCGAATCCATGAAACTGACTTCGCCAGATGGTGAAGACTTCTGCGGCTTCGTTGGTATCGGCGGTAACAATGACACGGTGCATTTCCAAATCAACGGAACGGGATGCAAGCATGTATTTGCCCGTCGTCCTACGTGGTCGCTACATGACTGGCTGACCAATGTGCTTGGTGTGCAAACTCTGGCGCGTGTTGACTTGGCCTATGACGATTACGACGGGATTTTTGATTGCGAATACGCTTACAAGGCGTGGCGTGACGACTGTTTCCGCACCGCAGAACGTGGTCGTGGCCCTGTGCTTCATGAAGATATGACCATTGCCAGTATCGGCAAAGATGGCAAACCGATTTACACCAAAGAGCAATACTCGATTGGTTCGCGTACCTCGCGCATTTACTGGCGTATCTACAACAAGGCTCTTGAGCAGAAACTCGCGAACACTGGCCTTATCTGGTATCGCTCTGAGGTCGAGCTTAAAAAATGGAATGTTGATGTGTTGCTGAATCCGGCTGGCGCGTATGCCGCGCTGAATGATTTCGCAGCCTCGATTTCTACTGCAAAGAAATTCAATACCAAACCTGTCCCGACGAAACGCGCGGCGTTAGACCTGTTGGCCTCTGCGCACTGGATGCGTCGCCAGTACGGGAAAATCCTTAATTCACTTATCGAGTTCCATGAGGGCGACATTGAAACCGTGGTCGGTTCCCTTGTCCGTGATGGAACGAAATTCACCTTCCCCGATACCTACGGCAAGTTGGTGACTCACATATTGGAGACTTAACAAATGGCTAAATCCGTTTTTGTACTTGGCATGGATATCACTTGGAACTCAGCACGTGGTGACAGTGCTCAACTGAACGTGTCGCGTCCTCTACGTGAAATCAACTCGGAGAAATTCAAACGCCGCACTATCGGTGAATCCGGTGATGTGAATCCCCAATGGGATCAACCTTTGATGATTGATCATCAATACGCCCTATTACTTGAGCGCACTGGTGCTCTCGTTCCTCGCCGTGAATACCAGTTGCGTTTGGAGATTAACCCAGAAGACCCATTGGCGGGTGCCATCGTTACGGAACTCATCCCTGTGGATGACGACATCAAGAAACATTTTGAAGCCTCGCTAAAGGCTAAATAAGGAATTTCGTTATGCCTGTGTGTGCTCTACCTAACGCGGACGGTTTTCTCGCTGTCGTTCCTGACATTGAAGCGGCTTCATGCAGTGGTTATGTCATGGTGACAGCTCAAGAATATGACACGTTAATGAGCTACACACAGCTGACTCCAGGAGAGATATCTCAAGCGTTCGGCTTGGGTTTTACCTTGGTGTTCGTTGGCGGCTATCTCTCAACTTACGCCATCAAGATGGCAATACGTTTAATAAAACTACTTTGAGGAATCTGTTATGAAACGTCTAAACGCGCTTAAAAAGTTCGGTAAACAAGCGGCGGCAACCGTCACTGTTGCGGTGCTTTCTGTCCCTGCTATGGCGGCGGAAGGTGGTGCAGCTGACCCGTTCTCCGCTATCGACTTATCTGGTGTGGCAACCAAAATCGGCGCGGCAGGTCTGGTGATTGTCGGCATTACTATGGCTTACAAATCCATCACTCTTGCTAAGCGTGCTGTGAACAAGGCTTAAGTTTATGTTGGCCGTTCTCCACGATGTCCAACTCATCGTCTTTGTGCTTTTGGGTGGCATTGCCGGATACGTGGCCAGCCAAAACTTTAGAGGATAAGGGGGCTTCGGTCCCCTTTTTTAATGGTGAAAACGTGAATAAATCACTCTTTTTACTTCTGTTTTCGTGGTTGTTCTTATCACTTAATGCAAGCGCGGCTCAACCAACATATAAGGTTTCAGACGTTTCAGCTTATCCCGATTGTAAGTTGCTATTGGGTATGAGAGTTAACCCTGCCTCTTATGTCTCTTGTTATGAAAACAAGTTTGTTAACTACAAGGATTTCTCGACTAAGTCCTGTTATTTGAGGCATGGCAAATACGTTGTAGATATCATGTGTCACACAACCAGTGCTTCTTGGCCTCTTTATCGTGCAGCAGGATTCTTTCAAAATTCAGCTCAATGTCCTCCCGACCATGAAAAAGTAGAAGACGGGTACGTCGTCTCATGTGAACCCATCGTTCCTGCATGTGAGTATGGTGAAAACCCTGATGGCACCTGTATGGACGCTTGCCAGTTCAAAAAATCCATTGATGAAACCAAGCTGCTTCAATGGGTTGCGTACGTCTACGGTGAACAAGTTACTGGGGCATGCTATGGCGACTTTGGGGCAACCCGTTGCGAACTAGGACGCATTCCCAGTGATACTACGCTTTGTACGGATGTCGAGTCTGGTCAATGGACTCAAAACACATTATGTCACGGTAACTTCCAGTTCACGGGCAATCAATGTGAAGGCGGTACACTCTTCTGGGGTAAAGATGGCCCTGACACTCCTATTATTCCTGATGACCCAATTCATGACCCAGACGACCCAACAGGCGACATCGAAGACCCTAGCGTATTACCTGATGGCTCAACCAATACGGTGAATCCACCGGATACTGAGAAAAAGCCGGATGTTGAAGACCCTGATACTGATGATTCAACAGACATGGCAGTATTGAATGCGATTAAAGGCTTGAACTCAGATGTCAACAAGGCGCTAAATGATATGAACATCGACATCAATCAAGCCAGTGCTGACGTTCAAAACCAAATCATTGCATTGAATGCGTCGATGGTCACCAATACGCAAGCCATTCAAAAGCAGCAAATCAACGACAACAAGATTTACGAAAACACTAAGGCCCTTATCCAACAAGCGAATGCTGACATCACCACGGCCGTGAACAAGAACACCAATGCCATTAATGGTGTGGGTGATGATGTAGAGAAAATTGCAGGGGCAATGGATGGTATCGCGGAGGATGTTTCCGGCATTTCCGACATCTTAGAAGGCATTGCCAACACGGACACGTCTGGCGCAGGTACGGGCGGGACGTGCATCGAATCTCAAACCTGTACAGGTTTTTATGAGTCGGCCTATCCCGATGGCTTAGGTGGTTTGGTGTCCGGGCAGTTAGACAATCTCAAACACAACACCATCGACAACTTTGTCAGCTCGTTTGGTGACCTCGACTTATCCAGTGCCAAGCGCCCTTCTTTCGTGCTCCCTGTGCCGTTCTTCGGTGACTTCAGTTTTGAAGAGCAAATCAGCTTTGATTGGGTGTTCGGTTTTATTCGTGCGGTGCTCATCATGACGTCAGTGTTTGCGGCGCGTCGTATCATCTTTGGAGGTTAATATGGAATGGTTAGTCGATTTGTTTAACAAGCTGTTGGTGTTCCTCTATCAGCTTTTAATCTCGCTGGTCAACATGCTCAAAGACCTGTTCTTTTGGGCGGTTGAGCAAATCATGGCAATGGTGAATCTGTTGCTCTCTGGTGTGTTCTCCCTATTCGCTCCGGTCGATATGAGCCAGTACATGACCAGTATTCCGCCTACGGTAGCTTGGGTTATGGCGGCGGTCGGTGTGCCTCAATGCCTGTCTATCATTCTGGCCGCTATTACGGTGCGTTTGATGCTGCAATTGATTCCGTTTACGAGGTTAGGTTCATGATATACGCCATAGCAGGAAGACCAGGTGGCGGTAAAACGTATGAGGCTGTCGCCTATCACATCATTCCGGCCATTAAAGATGGCCGCAAAGTCATCACCAATATCACCTTAAACATTGATTGGTTCGTTAAGGTGTTTGGTGAAGACGTTCGAGAACTCATCAAAATCGTGGATGGTCGTTTAACGGATTTCGGCTCGACTACGCGCCCTTTCAGCCAGATTGAAGACTACTCCGACGAATGGCGTAATGAAAAAGGACAAGGGCCACTTTATGTGGTCGATGAGGCGCACATGAGCTTGCCAAGTCGAGGCTTGGCCGCGCCGATTCTAGAATGGTACTCAATACACCGTCACTACGGTGTTGATATCATTTTGCTTACGCAGAACATCCGCAAAGTGCATCGAGACATTAAGGACATGATTGAAGTGACCTACCGATGCACAAAGAACACGGCCATGGGCTCAACCAGTTCTTACACCAAGAAAGTGCAAGATGGTTGTGCCGGTGAAGTGGTGAACACCTCTACCCGATTTTATAAGTCGGAATACTTCCCGTTCTATAAGAGTCATTCGCAATCCAACAAGCAAGTACAGGAAGCCGAAGCAAAAGACATTCGCCCGTTCTGGAAGCGTTGGCCTGTCGTCGGAACGGTGGTGCTGTTATCGCTTGGATTGGTTTTCAATATCTGGGCTTGGTGGCCGGAGCCAGAGCAACCGCCCGACCCCGTTAAACCACCACAACCAGTACAAGCGCAGCTGCCTGACGGAACGCCAACGGTAGATACGGCAGAAACCAAAGCGAAGAAGAAAAAGAAAGCATCAGGGTTCGGGCCTTTGGAAGATTACGACTTCTATATCACCGGATACGCAAAGCAAATCGCCTACGCCAAACGGCTGAAGTATGCTGCCGAACTCGACCGTGACCTGACGTTCTACAAGATATACATCGATGTGTACGATGGTCGCGACAAGCTATTCAGTTTCGATCATCTGGACTTGGTAAAGATTGGGTATCAGTTCGAAGTGTTGAGCGATTGCGTGTATCGAGTGACTTGGGAAGAAACAGAAAGGATCTTCACGTGCGGCCAAAGAGAAAAGCCGTCAGACATATTGCAGCAAAACATGCCTGTCCATATCTAGACCGCTCGCCACAGCGTCGAAGCTAGCGCAGTCTGCGTAGACCGAGGAAGCGGAACATGTAGGACACCAAACCTTGGCACTTCCACACTGAACTTAATCATGGGGCTCTATACGAGCCCTTTTTTATTACGTGCGCGGTATTGCGAGCATTTTGGGAGGGGCCCGCTTTGCGGGAGGGACCTAAAAGCGGAGCAAACCCCCGAATCTGTATTACGGGGGTAAATTCCACAGCGCGATTAGTGTTTATACAAAAGTGATACACCACTAGTTTCCTAATGAGTTATACTAAGTCGCTAAAATATAAAGAATTCATATTTAAAATAAGGTTGTTATATGGACTTCGAAAATCTATTTGATGATTTTTATAAAAAAACCAATACTAGGTCTGAGATTAAGAAAAGCAGACTCGAAGAACAAAGTTTTCTAGAGACCAATCTAGGTTTAGAGCGCGAACACCAAGATTCATATGATCTCATTTTACAAGGTCCTCAAGAAGAGTTTTTGCTTCAAAAACAAATAAGGAAAATTTACGGCAAAGATGGAGTCAATAGTACACCGATTGGAACACATCCTGACTTTCTTCACTTAGAGTATTCAGATCAACTCGTTAATCAATACTCCTGTACTATGTTTGTGGATATAAAGGGCTCAACTAGATTGTCACTTCTTTATAACCTACAGGATGTGTTCGCGTTTAAAAATTCAGTTATTCAAACTTGTGTTGAAGTTGTTCGCGCTTTTGATGGCAGTGTCCATAGGCTAATGGGTGATGCTGTTATGTCATTCTTTGGAAGAAGCAACAAGTCCAAAGAAGATGCTATTGCCGATGCTATAAATTGTGCAGCTACCCTAAGGGTTATGCTTGAAAAAGGTATTAAACCTTGGATGGCTGCGAATAACTTCGATGACAAAGACTTCGGTTTCCGATTGGGCCTAGACTTTGGTGATGATAATGAGGTTTTGTGGGGGAATTTTGGATATTCAACAGTAGGAGAAGTATCCGCAACGGGCTTACCTGTAGATATGGCCTCGAAGCTTCAAGGTCTTGCTGGTAAAAATAACACTATGCTCGGTCAAGGCCTTTTAGATTTCATCGAGTGGCCAGAGTATTACGCGGACATAAAGACTAAAATGAAAGTTAAGGGTGGTGTACAAGTTTGCACTCCTGTCCATTTTGTAACACCTAATATTACAGATGCGAATGGTAATCCTATAAACTATCGAATGAAGAAGCTCATGTTTAAGAACTTCATGGAAGTTAGTGCCCTACCTACTGAAGTCAAAGCTGAAATCAACCCTAATGTGCGAGCTCATCCAGATATCAAATTTAAGTGCTTTGTTGTACATAGCAATGGAGATAAAGAAGAGTACGTATCCGCTTCCCGCTACTTAGACAAAGAGTTAGATTTAGAGTTTGAGTTACAAGCTAGCACTCGCGGGCGGCTAAATTTTCCACTAAAGATCATCTTTACTAAAACAAACTATGGAAAGCATGTTCCCGAAGAAGAGCGTGAAGTTGAGTCAGTCTCAGAAGAAAAGTACTTAAATGTGAAATATGTAAATAGTTTTAGTAGAACACCTCTTCCGTATGCTTCTAAAACTCATCAAGAAGGAACACGTTACCGTGGTTTGCATACGATGAAGTGTCAAGTTAAAGACCGAAATGATAATATCGTTTTCACGGATTGGATTGGAGTAATGATCAAATAGCCCTAGGAGGTAATTTTGGAGTTAGACAGAGTTTCTATTTTAATGGAGTCGTTTCGAAGGACTGACTCTTACATTATCGCTGCTGACCAAAAAGCTTCTTTTACATTGGCTGCAGGAGTGACGTTTTTAGGGATATTCTGCTCAGTATTTTACAGCATAGTTTCCAATGAAAAAATTGAGCTCCCAACTCAACTTGTTGTCTCGATAGTGGCATCTTCATTATTAGTCTGGGTAGTGTGGTTCAATAAAATCAGAGGTGTGTTTTGGCCCAAAGTGCAATCATCGCAACGTAAATCTGTTGTTTCATTTGCTTCAGCTATTGCCAAGCACCGTGACTTCGAATCTTATGTTGAGACGTACGCGAGTTGTATAGAACAAGAGCCGAACCAACAAAACCTGAGCAAGCTTGAACTTGATATTCTTGAGAACCATTGGATCTGTGCCGACATTTGTAGTCAAAAGATGCAGCTTTTCAAGGAAAGTCTTATTTGGTTGTTTATATCGTTGTCTGTTTCAACCATTGGTCTTAGTTATGTTGCAATATATCTAAATATAATCAGTGTTGTTTCTTGAAAAGAGGGCTATAGCCCTCTTTTTTAATCAATGATGTTCACATCATTTCTTTCAAAGCTCTCGCATATTTCAATACTCGTCCCGCAGCTTCCAAATCAGTCAGCGCACCGATTTCAAGTAACGCTATACCTGTTAAAATCTGTTGTGCTGATACCAACTGTCCGGTTGGAAGCTCTAATCGGTCATGGTGCATCTTAAAGTGTTCCCATTGCTCAGATGAACTTAGTTCCCTGCCCTTAGTCATTCTCATTAGGCGTTTGCACTCCGGTGGAATGGTTTTTCCCTTATCCCATTCTTTGATTGTTCTCACACTTTTTAAACAAAGTTCAGCAGCTTGTTCGACGGATAAACCACATTCAAATTCACGAAAAATATAGTTTTTAGTCATTTCGTGATACTTCATTGAATAGTCCCTCAAAAGAGAGACATTTTATAGGACTGGCATATGCAATCGAATTCAACATAAGCAGATATAATGCGCACTGATATAGTGGTTCCTGTGGACTTGCAATCACTAAGGCTAATCCGGCACAAGCCATTGAAATACCTGATAATCCAAGCCCATTAAACTTTTTTGCAATTCCTTCCCATACTGCTCTTAATTGCTTCAACCCAGTAATGATACCTCATGTTGAAGCTATCTCGTGTATACGTCAGTGTAATAATTTATTTTTTCATGAAAATTTGAGGTATAAAAACCGAACCTCATGACCCAGGTTCGGCTTATTGAGCTGTTGTTTTATTTATGACTTAAGTCTTTAGTATCACAAACCAAGGTCTCTTTTCATATGGTCGCTTAGCTCTTCGGATGTTCGTACGTTTTGCTTTCTTGAGTACCGATGCCTTAACTCACCACCAAACAACACACGAAATACTCTAGTATAAAAATTTATGGTTTGTACAACTAACTTAGAAAAACTTATTTCTGGCAAGGATAATTGTTTCGTATTTTGTTTTATTACTTTCATATTCATAAACCTCAACATAATTTGTGCTTAAATTTGATAATGCAACATCGATTACTAAAATAATTTTATTTATATTTTTTGGTACTGTAATTTCACTATGGATAACGCAAGCAGCTTCAATTAACATGCTACCTTTACTTTTATTCAAAGATGTTATTTTTGATATAATGTCAACCTTACAGTTCCTATCTTTGACTAAAGATTTAATATCGTCACTGCCTGACATGTTAATAATCCGATTTTTTATATTATTAACAATCTGCTCCAAGTGGTATTCAGAAACCACTTCTTCGTAACTTTTAAATATCAT